CCGGTCTTCATGGTGGACTGACCGGCACGGATATAGGTTTTGTCCTGAGTGACGGGGTTGAGCTGGGCATCAAGGCCAGTCACACCCATCTGCACAACGGCGAAGTTTTTCGCCTCGGTAAAGTCGGCTGCAGCGGTATCACCACAGTCAACCGCCAGTACCCAATCATCGGCAGTAACCCAACCTTCAAAGGTGGTGGAGGGGGTTTTGCCGCTCATAAGTTCGGTAAGCGTCATTTATTAGACCTCCCTTGGTAATATTCAAGTCTCATTTGGATCTGATAACGTGCCGTCCCATCCTCTGCTACCACAAACGGGTAAGCCGTGGAAAGGACTTCAATTTTGAGAGCCTTGCACCCATCATTCAGAGTGGGCAGCTCTCTGGCCCGTGCTTTAGCCTCAACCCATGCCGTGAAATCCTCAAAAAACTGAAGGTTGGCAAGGTTCTGGGCTATGTTCTGTTCATAGAAGCACCGGGAGGAAAGAGCAAACTGGAATTGCTTCACGCATGACCCATCGTGATACCGCTTCACGACCTCTGCCGTGGGGATGGTATCAACGGAATAGGTTTCCGCTTCATTGTCCAGAAAATCAACATCAAGCCGCCCTTTGAGACCTTCATAGGTTTTTAGCCAGGTTTGCACCCGCTCCATAATAGTCATTTAGATAACCTCCCTATATACGCCTCACAGCTATCCTCAATGTCTTTCTTTCTGTCAATCACCATTCGCTTTGTCCACTCTTTGCCCCGCATAGGGCCACCGTGATAGCTTAGTGATCTACCCGTGTACTGTTTAGGGGCTCTCCCCGCCATTGCCTCACCGTACCATTGATAATGTGCATACGGCTGTGTATATGTCAGCGTGGAGCCATCGGATGCTACAACGGAGGTATTCTTCAAAATACCCTGTTGCATCGGAACATACGGGTCAGACAACCGCTTTACCTCAGAGGCAAGAAACACCCGCACCCGGTTGTCACTTCCAAGCCCACGGGATTTCAGAATCTTAGCGGTGTTAATGTCTACACGGATTTTCATTGACCATCACACCGCCAATGGGGGAGCCGCCCCCGGTTATTCGCACCAACGGCAGTTATACGGAATTTAACCCCGGATATGTCAGACGGCTTTTCAACCGCCGTTATAACACCCTTGACAAGGGAATCTCCCACGTCGGGAACAACGCCGGTTGGCATCTGATCATCCGGGATTCTTGCGGTATAACTATTAGACGGCTTGGCCCCGTCTCCGCTTGTGGTTATAGTAGTCCGCTGATACCAGCTAACCCCAGACATGGAATAGCATTTGTAACTGTCCGTTTCCCCTTTGATATGCTTAACAAGCGTTACAACCTCATTTCCAAGAAGAAGCATAGTCACACCCCCGCAAAGCAAAGGTTAGTCCCGGAAAGATACACCATAGCGGCATCATGAATACGCTGTGACTTGCTCCGGGTAACGGAATAAGACCGGGAGACACCATCGTTGCTTTCGCTCACAATGTCCCCATCTTCCAGCGTGTTCAGCTCGTCCACAATGGCGCAAAACGCTAGTTTGCACTCAATTACTTCGGCATCAGCACGACCAAAGGTCAGCCGGTTCAACTCATACTCAGCCCGGACAGAAAGCCGGTTGAAATCATCAAGGGGGAGTGTCCCGTTATACTCCCCCGCATAAAAGGCAAAGTCTGCCCGCATTACTCCCCACCACCTTTTTTGGTGGTTTTCTTAGAAGTCTTAGGCTTAGGGGTTTCGGCTTCCCGATACCCCTTTGCCTTATACTCCGGGAGCTGTTCAGCCTCAATATTGCGGGTTATAATTCCGTTAGTGATCAGCATTTAAGCCCCCTCCGTTTCATCAGGTAGTAGACAGGTGAGCAAAGATACCCTTGGCCTTGTTTTCAAACACAAAGGCATCGTGATACAGGCGATACTGGAACTTCCAAGCGTCCTTGGACTGGTTTTCGTCAGGCGTGAAGATCTTGGGAAGAGCCAGCTTCTTAGCCTGCAGCACAGCAGACTTGGAAACAATCATAAAGTTAATGTTCTTAGCCTCAGCGCCCTTTGCATAGCCCCAAGAGGAAGCACCGCTGTTCAGGGTAATGGCGCTAAAGAAACGGGCCTGAGGAACCTGAATAATAGTGCCAAAGCGACCAAGCACGGCACGGGATTTTGTGGTGTCAAGGTCTTCAACTGCCCCGTAATAGGTAGGGGTAATAAAGAGGACACGATCCTCCATGTTGACCTCTTCCTCGTCCATAGCATCAGTACCGTCACGCAGAGCGGAAACAACGGCAGCACCATCGGCAAGAGCGCCGGAGGCAGAGCCAATGCCAGCGGTAGACGCATACTTAGCAAAGCGGTAAGCGTCAAGCTCAGGGCCGACATTCACTCGGTTAAACTCCTGAACGGTCATGCCGAAAGCCTGAGCAAGAGTTTCCTCATCGTCCATACGATCAATCTCAAACTCGGCGCTTCGGTCTTCACCCAGAGCAAGGGATTCCCAAGTCAGGGTAGCATTGCCCTTGGCGTAGCCGTTAGCACGGGAATAGTCACCAAGGCCAGTAGTGGTAACCTTCATAACCTTAACGGTGTTAGTGCCGTCAAAACTAACCTGCGTGTTAGCATCCAGAACAGAGGTCAGAGACGCCTTTTTGTAAACTCCGTCAAGAACGGGAAGAAACTTCTGAGCAAGTTCGATAGTATTAGCCATTTTTAATTACTCCTTTTTTTCATCAAGTCCAGCACTTTTCATAAGTGCCGTAAAAAATGTGTCGGTTTTAGGGTCGCCCCCATGATGGCCCCCGGTAGAAACACGAGCGCCACTCTCTCCGGCTTCCTCAAAGAGATAGCCGTCTGTTTTGCGGAGGTTTTCAAGCTGTTCACTCAGCCCCACCAGCTTTTCCCCGTCCAGCTTCACAATGCTCATATCAAGAGCCGCCTTTGCCAGTTTGGGGTTTTTCGCCTTTGCCTCCGCTAGTGCCAAGCTCACAGCATTGTCAAGCCGTGCCGCCGCAATGTCGGTGTTATACTTGGTCTCCCAGTCTTTAGCGTCTTTCTTGAGCTTCTCAACATCGACACCATCAAACTTGGAGACCGTTTCTCTCAAGCCCGTAATGGTGTTGTTAGCCGTTTCCAGCTCTGCAACTTTGTCGTCAAACTTGCGCTTATCTACATAGCTACCCGCTGCAAGGTTCGCCAGTTTGACTTCCTTGTTGTCTTTGAGCTTTGCCTCCAACTGTTCCCATGTCAGGGCTTCAGCTCCAAACAATGCTTTGAGTTTTTCCATCAGTAATCCTTTCCCGGCCTGTAAATCGCTTTAATTTATAAAGGCGGGGCCGCTCCCCGCTGGGCCGTCCGTGTAGTTAAATGCCCTCACGGTGGCGAATATGTATAACAAAAAAGCACCATGCAAATGCACAATGCTTTTGTTATCGAATATTAGGCTGTTGCCGTGCCGGTTGCTACCTTTGTCCTGTCCCGCTGTTTCTTTAGCCCGGTTTGCTCTGTGAAGTCTGTATAAGACTTATTAGCCGCCCGGAGCTTTGAGCGGTATTCAGAGGCATCTTCCCCCACAGCTTCAAGAGATGCAATCGTGCGTTTCTGCTTTCTGATCTCACGCTCTATACTGCGTTGGACTTGGGAGGCCTGATACTCTGTCATTTTCACACCGTTGTATTCGATGTTCTTTTCTTCCAGAGCGTCAAGCTGTTTCTGTGTCCATGTCCTAGCAGTACCAGGGATATAAGGGTGGAAGTTATGGCGGCAGTTCCATCCACAAAGCCCCGGCCCTGTTCCGTAGCCCGTAGCCTTGCGGAGGTCTTTGTATTTAACCCCGTCAATTTCCACATCCCCATTACGGGAATAGACTTTGCCTTGCCATTTGGCGTGTTCCGGCCTTGCGCCTCCGTGTGCGGTTACTTCTACCAACTCAACCTCTAGTTGGTCAGCAAGTTTCTCTTGCACCTTAGAGGCCGTTTGATTGGCTCCTGTGACCACCGCTCGTCTGACGGCTACTTCCATACTATCCACACGCCCGGAGGGATATTTGACCGCCCCAAGGCCCTGAGAGGATAGGTCTGTAATAGCGTTCCGAATAGCTGTGTTGTAATCAAAGCCCCCGGAGTTAATTTGTAGCCATGCTCTATCCAATGCCGCCTCAAACTGTCCCGTGGCTGTGTTTGCCGTGGTTCTCGTGAGGTTTTGGAAAGCTCCCTCTGTCTGTATCAACCCGGCGTTTAATTGCTCATATAGGGCCTCTGTGTCAATCTGAGAGGGTTCGTAGACCTCTGCCGCCGTGTAATACTCTACATCGTCCGCAATGGCCTGTTCCCCGGCTTCGGTTAATAGAGCAACTATCTCATCCTGTGACTGGCCCGTGATCGCTGAGAGCTTTGCAACGATCTCACTCTGTACCATGCCAAGCTCTTGCAACTTCTGATTTTGCCATTGTGCTGCAGGAATGAAAAAGTCATAAGTGGATATCCGTCTAGCCATGTCCGTCAAGATATCCATTTCCACAAGGCCGTAAAGGTCAACAAGTGAATCCGGGAGGCTTTCCAGATATCTAGGGTCTAGACCCATGTTTACCACCTAACCTCTAGTTTCTTGTTGTTTCTGTCCCCGCCTATCATGATCTTCTGGGGGTTCGCTGTCTCATGGGGCAAGAGCATCTTTTGAGCGGCATAGCCCCCATAATGCAACCAGCTCTCCGCAGTAACAACGGTATAAGGGCGCACGGAGATTTTTTCATTCCGTACATCCACCACAATCTTGCTGGGCCGTGTAACAGATCCCTTGTGCGTATGCCCGGACACCATACAATCAACACCGTCTATGATGTTTCCGAACCGCTCATTCCTGTTTACTGAAGCGCCCGTAAATATGCCGCCGCCAGCTCCGTGAGTAACAGCAAACATAAAGCAACTCTCTGGGCAGTTCTCGGTCTTTCGCTTGCCAAGGCCGATTTTTACAAAGGCCATGTTTTCCCGGTAAAGATGTTCCAAATCCAGCTTTGACATGATGTCATATGTGATATCCATGTCTGTGTCTTTGGTAGTCCGGCGCTCATGGTTTCCAGAGACAGAACAGAGAATCTTATCTTTCAGCGGCTTAAGGTATTCCACCATGACTTTCTTTTGTTCACGGGGCCGCATAACCTCATCAAAGGGATTCGCTACGGATGTCCGAATGGAGTTATTCACCAAATCACCCACAAGCATGATATAGGTGTTTTGCTGTTCCCTTATCTCCCGGCAAAAGCTATCCCATGCCCTACCGTTGTGTTCGATTGCTCCCAAGTGGACATCTGCCACGGGTATGATCGTCAACGTGTCAGCCTTTGGAAAGCTGTGTACAATCATTTCAAAATCCGGCAGCATTACTCAACCTCCAATACAAAAGGAGGGTGTTTAACCCTCCTTTTTGCGTGTTGTTCTTTTGTACCCGGTTTTGCGTGGTCGCCTGTTGTTTGCTTGCGCTTTCATGTCTACCCATCGGCAGTTGTCCGGGCAGTAGCCTCTATTTACATCTATACGATCAAGTGTGCATTGACCGTGGGGAGCATCCGGGTTATAGCCATTCGACAACGCCCATTCTCTAAACGCCGCATAGTCGGCCCACTCTGCACAAACCTTAATACCACGCCCACCATAGTATTCATAGTTTTTATCGTAGGGGTTTTCGCATCGGTTGCGCATACTGCACCATACACGATAAAGCCTTTCTCTTCTGCTCCCACCGTGTTTTTTGTTCGTTTCACTTGCTTGTTCCCTACCATAGCAACCACAACTTGTAGTTGCCCCGCTTCTCAAACTATAGCCGTTTACTGTCGTCTGTTTGCCACAGTCACAAATACACCGCCACATCACGTGTTGCTTATGACCTCCGCCCGGGTGCCTCTCTATAACCTCTAGCCGTCCAAAACGTTGGCCCGTGAGATCAATAATCTTTCCCATCAGTCACCCGCCTTTACAGGAAGCGTTGCAATCGCAAGCTCAAACAGAACATTGTCAAATACAAAGATTTCGTCCACAACGTAGCTCCCGTATGCGTCCATCATCAGGGCATTATCCTTGTCAAACTCGATGGAACTCCCGCCAAAAGCAAGCCGGATTTCCTTTGCACCTTTCAGAACACTAACAGCATCTTTCACAGTCATTGGTAATAACCACCTTTCATAAGATGGTCATATTATATACCATTACACAAGTACATTCCATAGCCGAAATACACAAACTTCTACCATTGTGTTAGTACATTTTATACACTTGCGCAACTACACCCGCAAGAGTATAATGTTTCCAGGAAGGAGGTGAGTTCATGGGAACGGCTCGTACAAGAGCAAACAACAAATGGAACGCCAAAGCGTATGACCGCATCAGCCTAACTGTTGAGAAAGGCAAAAAAGACATCATCAAGGCCCACGCATCCAGCAAGGGCGAAAGCGTAAACGGGTTTATTAACCGGGCGATCAATGAAACAATAGAGAGAGACGGCCTTTAATGGGCCGTCTTTTCTTATGTCATGAAGCCAAACGGGTTTTCATTCGCTGTCTTCATGTCATTTATCATGGCTTTTGCTGTGGCCTCATCCTCGCCAAAGTGTCGTACACGATATTCCCAGGCGTTCAAAATACCCTGAGAAACAAGCTGCATATCCTTTGCCGCTTTTGCTTCCTCATCAATGACAAAACCATCTGAGAAAATCACGCTAATTTCAGCGTCGGGGTTAACCGCCGCATTGCAGAACACCTTACCAATGTAAAGCAAGGCGGAACAGATTGTTTTCAGGGCGGCTTCCAAAACTATCATGTGCCTGTTAGCGTGTTGGACCATGTCCTGTCTTTCGCCGTTGTATTCCGTGGCTGTTTTCGTCCCGCTCTGTTCAAACTTGTAGCGGTGTGTGCCAAGTCCGCAAGCAAAACTCAAATAGTCAAGAGTTGCCTGTAAACCATTCTTGTTTTCGTCCACACGCAACTGCGGATTGTACTCTTGGACCATGTTGGCGGCATCGAAATCCATACCATCGCCCACTTGCTGAAAGAGCTGCTGTGCAACATCGTCCGGGGTAATGGTTTCGCCGTCCTTATTGGTCTGCAACATGGACTTGTTATAAAAAACCTTTTTGCCGCCCAGTTTGAAATCCTTGACAAAGTTATTAAAAGCAATGTCAACCGCCAATAGGTTATCCAGGGCGTTTGCGTACACGCTCATTCCAAGGCCGTTACAGTCCTCATTGTTTACCGTTATATTCGGATAGATCAGAGCAAACCACGGACGGGAAGAGCCGGTGTCAATCGTTCCCGCAACACCCTCCGGCAGTTCAGAGGCTTTTAGCGTGGAGCCGTCCAACACAAAAAACTCGTTCTCTATCTGATAGTGTCCGCCCTCGTTCTTTGTGTGGGTTTCCAGATACACACACCGTTTGCCCTTCTTGATAAACTCAGACACAAAGGCAACCTCTGTAATCTTGGACTTTTCCACGGACAGAGGAATGATGGAAAGAGCGTCCATGTACTCAACAGCCACCCGGCATTTTTCATCCGGGATAACCGCTCCGCTGTCCTTGATCATGGCCCCGTCCGCTCTTGCGACAAAAGCACCCGTGCCATAAGCAAACGCCTTTTCAATCAGCTCATTGCCCTCGGCCCAGAAGTTGACCTCACCAAGAACACCGCCGGTTCCGTCTTCACCCTGTAACCATTCAGAGGAAGCGGCATCATCAACCACAATCTCCGTCTTTTCATTCAGGAGCAAAGAGGCCCAATCTTCCGTGACCTTCTTAGCCATGCCGAAAGAGTACAGTTTCCGCTGTCTGACCGTTCCGTCCACACCCAGCTCTCTGTAACTGTGAGCCTCTTTAACATAGCCCCTCCACCAATCCCGCCATGTGCGGATCGTGCTGTAATATTTGGTGTCCAGCTCGCAACCGAACTTCTTCTCAAGATGTTCAGCCGCAAGCGCAATCACATTTTCGTTCATTCGCCTACCTCCTAGGTGTCAACTGTGGAATGAAGCGGGAGAAGCTATACTCAAAGCCGTCCACCGTGTCGATATCCGATGTGAAGTCGTCAAGTCGTTTCTCTATGCCCTTTTCGGCTGCTTTCTTGTCCCACATAGCCGCTCTCAATGCCTCTATGACCGTTTTACATGAGCGGAGTATATAGAGCCTGTTTGTATTCAAAAGCGTGTTAGTGCAAATGATGCGGTCTATAATGCGGCCCTTTTCGGAATCGCCAACCTGGACAGGCAATCCCGATTCCTTGACCGCTTTTTTCAATCCCGCTATCAAATACTGTTCCGCATTATCAGCGAAAACAAAACGGATGGGAGCTTTATATTCCGTGTGTACCTCACGCAGAAAACGGACAAGCTCACTATTAAGCCTGTCCGCATCTATTGTTCCTTTTGGGCCGTCAAGCCGGTAGCTCTTTAGCACACCCAGCTTTGAAAAGTTGGTATGTACTCCCGTAGCAACAAAGGTTGTCTTTGAATCGTTGCCGCCAAAGTCCACACCGATACTGATAAACTGTATCCCGTCTTCGGCTTCGTCCCTTAACCACTTCTCCGGGTTGTTTGCAAACTGTTCATAACACAGGCCATCCGCTACAACCCATTCTCCAAGAATGAACCGCTTATAGAAAACACCTGTGTATTCCTTTTTCAGGTTCGCTATATATTCCGGGTCTAGATAAGGGTTATCATCTATCAGGAATTTCTTTTGGTATAGATCAAGCTCGTTCCCACGCTTTAGGTATTTGACATTCAGCCAATGACCGGGAGTGTCCGGGTTCGTGCTGCCGAACATCTTAGCCCCCGGCATGGAGAGACGGGACAGGAGCATGGTAAAGAAATCCTCTGTAAACAAGGTAAGCTCGTCACAGTAGGCCCCCTGTAATGTCATGCCTCGGATTTTGCCCTCCGCTCTGACATCGTTGACACCCTCTAGATATATCTTTCTTCCGAACAACACACCCTCTTTGGAGCTTGTGTTGTATTTGAAGTTCTTATCCCCCACAAGGCTCTGTAATAGGTCTAGACAGTTTCTTTTGAGGGAAGTGATAGTTTTAGCCACCATCAAATATTGAGCGTCCTGAGGCATCGTAGCGACCCACAGCGCCCACACCACAAGAGTGATCCATGTCTTTCCTGATCGGACAGAACCCTCTAGGATATTGATACGGGATAGCTCGTCCCGCTTCATGGCCCGGACAAATTCGGCTTGCTTTGGTGAAAAGAAATCAGCCAATGTCTTTCACCGCCTTTAGAATGGACGAAAGAACACCCTCGTTTTCGCTCTCCGGCTTGTCTACCCCGTACATGGTGTTTAGCTCTTTGACGGACGCATTAATGGCAGACACCCCCGCCGCTGTGAGTTTGCCCCGCTTTTCGGCTTCGTTCCTTGCAAACTCAATTAACCACAAAAGGGTATCAGCCGCCTTTTCCTTATCCCATCTTTGATCCTGTATAAAAGGCTCATCAATGGCTTTTTGCAATTCGTCAATTCTTGCTTTGACCTTGCCGTCAGCTCTCAACCGGCTGGCGTTCTCCATTGCCGTCTTTCTGTTCCCCTTGAAATTAGGGTAAGCGGAAAGATACGCCTCCGTCTGATTCATTCCCCCGGCTATTGCCTTGCAGAAATCATCTTGATTTTTTGTAAGTGCCATATGGCATCATCCTTTTAACGCTTCAAGCGTTTCTCCGCTATGTCAAAATATTTCCTATCTAGCTCTATACCAATGAATTGTCTCCCGGTGTTCAAACACGCCTCACCCGTGGAGCCTGACCCCATGCAGTTATCAAGGACGGTTTCTCCGGGGTTTGTATAGGTCTTAATAAGATACTCCAAGAGAGGGACGGGCTTTTGTGTGGGATGAAATCTCTTGTCCCCACCGAACCCGCAACCCTTAAACTCTAAGAGGTGGGACGGGTAGTTTGTGTAGTGTTGCACACTCCCGTTCTTTTTACCGGCATAGATCGCCGTGTGTCTTGGCTTCTTGTATATCGGCTTTTTCAGCTTCACAAGGCCCTGAGGATTGTATGTTGGAGCTTTACTGTAAAATACGCAAATATCCTCTATACACCTCATTGGCTGAACCTTTGCAAACGGAGCGCCGGTCTTGTTGTTCTTTTTCCAATACCAACAATAGCGGAAGTCTTTCAGATTGCTTTGTATCAGTTTCGTGGTAAACGGTTGAATAGAAAAAAGGACTATCGCACCATTCGGTTTGATAACCCTTTTGTATTGCTCCCACAAGTCGGGGAAAGGTATTATATTGTCCCATTCACAGTCTGTTTCCCCATAAGGGAGATCACAGAGAATCAGATCCACGCTCTCAGGTGGCTAAATCCCCCATTACCTTTAGACAGTCTCCATTATATAGCCTCATACTATCACCCTTTCGATAAAGGGCAGATATACAAACACCAGATCGGCGGTAGCCGATTGC